GCTATATGTTAAAGCGGCTGCCGCCACTACATATGCAGCATTTCGCTGCCTTTTAATGATTGCCAGTTTTTTCTTGCAGCTCTCTGAGTAGGCTGTCAACAATTTGTTTGCTTCGTCTAATAGCTTCTCTGTCTGCTGTTTCTCGGATATCAAGCTCGTTAACTGCTGCGTTTTCCCTGTCAAGGATTCTGTTAAGTTCTTCGAGTTCTGTTCGGCTATCTCTAATTTGTTCTGTAACTTGCTTACTATCTCCGACATTTGATTGTAACGCGATAACAAGTCCCTGTAACTCTGCGATTTCTCGTTGCTGCTGCTCTCTAGCTGCGTTAATTCCTGCTGTAGCTGCTGCAAGTCGCTTGTCCATTTCGCCGCCTGCCCGGGCGTAATAGTAATAGGTTGCTCCTGCGCCCAGCACAAGCCCGGCACAGGCAGCAATAATAAGGCTAGTAATACTGCTTTTATTAAGTTCCACATATTTAACCCCCTTTTATTTTTTGGTAAATCCACCAAAATAAATACGTGATTACTATTCCAATTATACCAGTAACAAGACTTATTACCAGCCCTTTTAATCCATTTTCTAAAAACATTTTTATAACTCCACTTTGCAAATTTTGAAATACCTCGGATATTCGCTTTCTTGTTCAGCTTTTTCGTTCCATAAATTCAATGTTTTTTGAGCTACAATAAGAATTGTTTTTAAATTTGATTCTGATGTCGTGCATTCTTCATTATTTAAGAATGTTACTTTTCTGATGATACTTGGCGGTAATGTCACGAACACAGGGAATTTAGTTTTTTCCCCAATTTCGTGGATATAAATTTCAATTCTTTTATCATTTACCATAAAAATCATAAGCAGCCTATCCTCTCTGATTTTATTTTTGTTTTTTCAATTTGTTTTTATGCTTCAAAAAAATCACGGGTGAATTTCTCGACAACTATCATAACTTTTCCGTCTTTTACGCTTTTAGCTGCTCTGCGTGCTTCTGTTGTCGTTTCGTAACAGGTACTTCTGTCTATTACGTTATTGATTGATAAATAATACTTGCATTCTACCATTCTTTGCATTTTTCATAACCCCTTTATTTTTTATTTTTTCCTTACCTCTTGTCTATATTATAGCCCCCCTTTGTCCTGTTGTCAAGTCTTTTTTTGAAAAATTGCAAAATAAAAAAGCAGGGTATTTGCCCTGCTTTTTGACGTAAATGTTAAGTATTGTTTTTTATGGTACTACGGTTAAAACAACGTTGTTTCCTGCTGCGATAATCATTCTGCTTAATTCTTCGCCGTCGATATTCTGCATACGCAGACAGCCGTAAGTCGGTACCCAGCCTTGACGCCCTGCGAACGGATTAGGCAATCCGCTGCCGCCGCCGTGAATATCTCTTGCTCGTGGGTCGTGGGTAGTGATATAGAATGTGCCATAAGCTGCGCCATATGCGCCGTTAGTAACTTCTGCGCTTACGTTTGTATAAACGCCGTCCGGTAAGCTTCCACGAGGGTCGCCTGCTTCGTTGTAGCCCGGAACGAAATCGTCACGACATTCCCAATCACCAATGACGTTATAATTTTCGTCCATAGCAAAAATACGTTGTTTGCTGCGTTGAAATTGGATTTCTTTCACCATGTTTATCACTCCTTTTTACCATTTTAGCACGTTATTTCGTGGTAGGCAAAAATTTATTAACAACATAGTCAATAACCCTTTTTACGGCGTTCGCAATACTGCTATATCCTAACTCTATCAGATTCTCATTTATACTGGATAGTTCCACAACTAAAATGCAAACTGTTATAACGCCGGGCAAAAAGTCATTCAAAATTAAGTTTATTGAAAATAATTTAATATTCGGAACGACTTGCCCAGCATAAAATGTAACGACTAAACTAGCATTGTAAACCAGCAATTTTTCTATAACCTTTGAAAGGGCGGCACTGTTTAAATAAGTCTTATTCCACGTTTCAGCTTTAAGGCAGTAATATAGGGCTTTACGGAGTGAGATAAATTCAATAGGTATATCCGGCGTCAAATTTTCATGTATATATTTTTTGCTGATATATACGATTTTTAAAAATGTATCATAAAGCACTAATCCAAAAGCTAATATCACGACGCCCCAAAAACCTTCACCGAATGTCTTATATCCAAACGTCCATATAGATATAGCATATGCCCATACATCAATATTCGCAAACCTATTAATTATATATTTTAGGTTTTCATATAAATTCGTCCACATGAAATACACCCCTTGTTTTTTACTATATTATATCACAGTATAAACAAAGGGCGTTTCCTTATTTCTTTTTAAAGTAATCGTCTATGCCGTGCGCCTGTACGCTGCTTATGCTTTCATAAAAATCGGGCTTTAAGCTATGTTTTTCAAGCCACTTCATAACGGCTGCTGTTAATGTTTTTTCTAGTTCGGAACAGGCTTCTTCTGATATATCTTCTAGTTTTAGCCAATCAGCAGCAGCAATTCCTGCTATCTCGTCAGCTTCAATCTTTAAGATATCCAATACTGTTTCTGATTTTAAAGCTGGCGTGTACAGCTTTGCAATCCCTGTATATACTACTAGACATCCTTTGTTGTGTTCGTCGTTCATAGCCGCCTGCATTGCTTCCTCACGGCTGTTAAAATCACCCTGCCATGTTTCCCTGTCAAAAGAATAGGCGTATAGCTGTGCTGTCTTTGTGGATTGCTTTTTTGCTACCATTTCTTCACCTTTTCTACCGGAGCTACCAACGCTTTTATTTTACTTTGATTAAAATACTCTGCTCGGGATAAATTATCATAGTTTTTCCAGTGATTTAAATTCAGCTTTGCCTGTTTAAATTCTTCACCTGTTGGTGTTAATATTAAAGTATTTATAGTGTCCAGTCTTTCTGCTGCTTCAATCTCCATAGCAATACCCTGCGTGCAGATTCCTGAATTAAAAACTTCTTGTCGGTCTAATAACTCATAATATGGAATAGTGCTGTACCCTGTGAAAAAGAATACGTCTGCTGTATCGTCGTAGTTATTTAATATTTCTTTTAATTCGTGTACTTTCATCTAGTTTCCCCTTTTAAAACATTAATTTGTCTTTCAAATATGCAATAGTGATATAAGCTGATTCTGCTTTTTCTACTTCAAATTTATTTTCAATGCTTGGATTAGAACTATATATTTTTTCTTTTTCTTGATAGGCTTTACTTAATTCAGAATATTCTTGTTCTATGATTGTGATTATATCTTCTATATCAGGAATTAATCGAAAGAATACATCAGATGTTTTGTGTAAATATATGGCTTGTGCTTTGCCTTTTTCGCACCCTAGAAACTGATAACATTTACATTGGTCTGTTAGTTTAATGGTTTTTACGTCTTTCACGTTATATACAGTAAATTCACTCCTTATATCTCCACTAATGCCAGTTGCAAAAATCTTTGCTATTTTCAATGTATTCACTCCTTTATTTTGATTTTTCCTTACCTCTTGTCTATATTATAGCCCCCCCTTTGTCCTGTTGTCAAGTATTTTTTGAAAAATCGCAAAATAAAAAAGCAGGGCAAAAGCCCTGCTTTTTCAAAATTTAATTAATGTCGGATTATGTTTGAGCTTTCTCGAAACTTTACGTTTTATGGCAGCGTTTAAATCGTCGTCCCGTATCGGTAAAGCTATCAATAGCTGCGATAATGATATATATACATCTGCCATTTTTTCTACAATCTTACTGTATTGCGGCTCGCTTTTTACTAACTGTTCAACTAATTTAGTGCTAGAAATGCAGCAGCTTTCTATGATTTTTTCTTTCGTTGCAGCTTTAGCAATACATTCTATGCTCAATCTGTCTAATATCATAGCAGACGGTAGCACACGATTTTTATTTAAGGTTTGGTTTTCAAACATTTTTGTCCTCGCGTTGGGCTTCGTTCCATTTTCTAGTCGTTTCAAGAATTCCGTCACCATATGCGCCTGATATAGACTGTCCGCAGTTACATTCAAAGTAAAAGGATAGTCCCAATTTTAGTCTTGGCTGACTTTTGCATTTTTTACAAGCTGCAATTTTTAATTTTAAGCTGCCGTTTTTCTTTGCCATAGCTATAAGCCCCTTTCTGTTTTTTCATCTAACGGAATACCCACATCAACTAACTGCTTGACGCCTTTCAATATGTGGTCTATAGAGTTTTTCCTCTTTTGAATTTTTAAAATGTATCCTACTAAATTCGCGCACACTACGGCTGCATGAAATTCGTCTAAATTTAAAAAACATTCGTCGCTGATCAAATCGCCTGTTGCTTCCCTTCTTATTCCCACAACGACAACACTGTCGTTTTCTTTAGCTAATATCCTAGCTGCTTCTTGAGCGTTCATATTATCCCCCTAAATCAATTCTAAAATCGCTTGTAATTCGACTTCTGTATTATATTTTTTTACGTCATCTTTAATGGTAAAACGGTCTTTAAACCATAAAGTTAAAAAGCAACTCATTGTGAACAGGCGAACGAAAAACGCGCCATAATTTTTTAAATAAAGTTGATGAAAACCAAACCAGCCGAAAAATGACCATAGATATAAAGCTCTATCTAAATCAATTCGCTTTTTGGCAACTTTCATCCTAAATTTAGTTTTTCCTGTTTCTGAAAGTTTTTCATACTGTTCGTTAATAAAGTCCTCTTTTGTTGAAAAATCCATAGTGTGTAGCATAGTTTTTACCCCTTTCTTTTTACAAAAACTCTGAAACTAATTCGTATCCCTCGTGGCTCTCGTTGAAGCATACCTTGTTATTCAATTCTTTAGGTACGTCCTTTAATACGATACTTGCCCTAATGCCTAAATATCTTACTGCCGGGTTAACCTCTTTGAATACTCCTTTAGCTAGATTCCTAGCCTCACTGTAGTTGTAGGCAAAGGCTATAACTATTCCCAGCTCGGGAAACTCTTTGCTAGAACACTTGAAAGCCCTAACTTTTTCATACTGCTTTATCATGTTAGCCATTCTACAGTCCACCTAACCAGCCGCGCCATATAGGATATTCTATCAACACTTCGGCAAGTCCGGCACTTAATTTAACCGCAAAAGTCACTAATCCAGCGGCGGCAGCAACTTTAATTATTGTTTTCCACTCAAACAAATTATCAACTCCTATCTTTACTTATATTATAGCCCCCCTCTGTTCTATTTGTCAATAGGGTAATAAAAAATATAGTCCCTGTTAGAAGCTGGTAGGCAGAAAAACCCCTAACAGCACACAGTATTACTACTGTCTACTGAAAAGAGGTTTTTGCGATTGCGTCCCCGCCGTCGCTGTATAGTTGAATTGCTAGCCATTTCATAGCGTCCCCAACGTCCCACGCTCCATGACTTACCCCCGCGCACTCTGCGCCCGTTGCCGCCAGCCGTATATTTTATAGACTATGCCTGTCTAAAGGTATATACACCATACCAGAGTAGGTTGACCTCTGCCAACTTCCTCCCCGCATAAAGCCCACTACAGCTAAAGCGGCTAATAGTTTTTGCAATCAAAAAACTACTAGGGGCAACGACTTTATAAACTTGGCTCGTTGCAGCACCAACCATTTTTTATACACAGGTGGGGTTATTCTGTGTCATTCCTATAGAGGTAAGGAATTTTTTCTATATTTAGTTAAAATCTAGTGTCAGCATTTACTTTTTTATATTGACATTATTAAAAAAATGAGATATAATTTTTATATAGGCGTAAGAAAAAGTGTTCATAACCTCTATAGGCTATAAGTTTAGGCGTTTACCCTGCTTTAGGTTATAAGGTTATAAGTTGATAATTAGTGTCGGCATACATTTTTATTGACATTGCGAAATTTCTTACGTTTACGTATGAGGCAGCAGCTCTGTAAAGAGTTGCTGCTTTTTTATTTTAATCGAATTTGATAAATTTGTCTAGTTGTGGATAATGTGGATAACTCTGTGTATAAACTATATATAGTATTTAAACAGGGGAATTAGCCTATAAAATCACAAGATATAGTAAAAATAAAAGTTGTAAAAATTTTTAGCTTGACTTTTTAGCAATGGAGCTTATAATTTAAATGTAATTACAAAATGCGTTAGGGGGGCAATGCCTGTTCTCAAACGAATCAAAAGCCGCTCCCGGTAGTTTCTAACGTCGATTAAGTAGCAAGAACATCACAAGAACAATTTTTTTCTTCTTAAAACAAGTATCCTTTCTGTATGATTTATTAAAAAAATCTTAGTAGGTTATCCCTAGAATGCAGCTATACATTCTAGGGATTTTTTCTTTTTATTTTTTTCAAAATTCACTTGACACCTTCTTGTATTCGCTTTATAATGAGAATAAAGGGGGGCTACAAATGAGGTTTGTGTTAATGGCGTTAGGGACTGGTGTTGTTGCCGCAACAGCGGTATTCGACACATTTAGTCAGATATTAAATTTACTTTTTATCACGGTCAGCAATCAGCGACATTGCTTACTGAATTTACTTTACTTTATAAGCGCAGTTCTTGCGCTGCTGGTGATTTTGAAATGAGGGTCATATTAAATCCTTTAATGCCGAATAAAGACGGTTACTTGACGCCTGTAAAGCCGTCACAAGTCTATCATTGCGATAACATAAATCAATTTGTTACGCAAGTTGTTAAATCCGGCTCGCTCAATACTGAATATGTTGATTTGTGCAACATAGTTGGCTATTCAGAAAAAAAGGCGGATGTTAAAACATTAGTCGAGATTTTGAAAGACTTATTTTTTGAAAAACATCTAGCTTTAACAGTGGATTTTGACGAATAAAAAAACGCCTGCACAAGACGCACAGACGTAAAAAAGGAGTAAGCCGCTACACATAAATAATATAACTAAATATGTGCTTAATCAAACTTAAAGGATTACTAATGAGAAAGAAGGGCAAAGCTATGCAGATTAAATTCCCATTACTGAACGCAGAAGATATAGAGATACGCGTTAACCGTATCATTAAGTGCTATGCCGAGAATGCACAAGGCGAACGTGTTGAATACTACAAGGCAGATTTACTGCTTTATAAAGACGCTCGTGTTGATATGTACTATCTTGATAGATACGTCGGGGCGGATAGCTGGCAAAGAACGCACAGGGCAGAAGGAAATGATTTCATCTGCGGAATATCAATCAAGGCGAATAATGGCGAGTGGATAACGAAAGAAGATGTAGGCGAATTATCCAACGTTTCAGCGAATAAGGGGCGCGCTTCCGACGCTTTTAAACGTGCTGCTACTAATTGGGGTATAGGGCGGGAATTATACAGTTCCCCAAAAATTCAGCTCATACTAAAAAAATATGAAACGTATATCAACAATCGAACGAAAAATGTAGCGTTGAGCAATGATGTTTCTTTTTTCGTTTCAGAAATTGAATACGACGAAGCGAAGCGTATCATTAAAGCTCTTGTGATTAAAGACGGGAACGGTAACTATCGTTTCGCCTACCCTGACGCCAAGCGCAACGAGATACAAAAACGAATTGAAGCAGCGCAGCAGGTCGGCGCATTAGTTGCCGCCAGCGTCGAAAAAGGCAAAGATAAGCCATTTTCCGAAATTATCCCAGTTAAGCGGGAACGGGCAGAAGAAGCACCACCAATTATTAAGCCCAAAAACACACCGCCGCCTAAAGATGATGACACGAGGAATATGTGTATCATGTGTGGGGTCGGCATAAGCAAAGCCGTAGCCGCTATATCTAACCGTAAAGTGCAGCAAAGCGTATGCTTGCAATGCAGAGAAAAAATCTTAAAAAGTAGGTGTAAAAAGTGAATTTAAAAGGTATCGTTTCTGGTGTAGTTTGCGAAAAATGCGGGGCAGTGAAGCTGTTCCCCTTTTCAACAAAAGGTCAGACAAAAATCAAAGCCCGGTCTTTAGGCTGGACTATATCAAAGCAAAAGCAGGTAGGCACTGAATGGCGTTGCGTTTGCAAATGTCCCGATTGTGTAAATAATAGTTAAGAAAAAGCTCCTAGCGTCGATTGTACGACGTGCTAGGGGCTTTTTATGTTGCCTTGCTTATGTTTGCTTGTGTTGATAAATTGAGCGGCTTATAGCTTAAATTTGACGTTCTCGCACTTTAAAACCCTTACACTCTACTATCGCTGCTGAATTTACCTTCTTATTGCTGACACTGCTATTAATATACCGCCCTTTCACTGCTGACCACGCCAGCATATATTTATCAACAGCAGGTGTAACCTTCGTTGCTGCCTTTTTCGTAATCAGCCTTAATTTACTGTAGCGTCCTTCGTGTGCGGTGATAAAGCCGATATGTGGCGGCACTTCGTCGAGTAGCCCCAGCTTTTCAAGCTGCTTGAACGTGTCTGACGGCATGACGTAGTAATTAACATCACCCACTAAGTTATGCCCGTTCGGACTTTTGAAATCGCTTACAGTGCTTTTTATCTCAAAGCATAAAGTGATTAATTCAGTAGGTAAGTCAAAAGCCTTAAAGGTCTTTATAACGTCGCCCTTGTAGTTCTTTTTTTCACAAGTAATATAATGCTCTTCCGGATTAGTTATTCCGTAGGTTATAGGCGGCAGCATAAAGCTTTCACAAACTTTTATACAATCTACCTTCCCTGCTTCACTCAACCCGTTTAAAACGGCTATTTCATACGCGGTTAATATTCCGCGTGCTGTAGCAATTCTAACCCCGTCAATCTTTGACGGGGTATATTCTTTTAACGCCTTTTCTATTCTTAATACTATATCACTTTTCATTGTTTATATCCTTTTTTCTATAGTCTATAGTTAAAAGATAGCGTCCGGTAGCAAGCAAAGTTCTAATCCGCCGCCAGTAGAATATATAAGCTTTTTTTAACTGCTGTATCCGTTCTGCTTTCATTTTTACCTCAAATAAATAATAGGTTCACTGTCAGGCTCGTTAACGACTATAACGCCAAGCAAAGGGCAGCCGTCCGAGTGGTCAAGGTCTGCATAGTCGTCTATTTTATAAACTTGCGTTTCAGCAGGCAAGCCCATTATAGCATTCATTAGTTCTTCTTTAGTCATTGTTTTTCTCCGTTTCCAATTCCAATGTTGCCCAAAAATCACCATTACCTTTTACTATATTTACGATTCGCCAACCTCGGCGAGAATAGTATCTGTTGATGAAATCTATCAATTTCTCGTGGCTTGGGTTGAATATTGATATATATTTTCTCATTTTTTCACTCCTATACTTTTACCTGTGTAAAGTCAAGTGGCTTTTTATGTGGATTTTTCAATCTGTATCCACTAAATATTCCACCCTGATAGCCCAAGTTGTCTATCCATTGTCCATTTTTTCTAAATCTTATGGCGTTCTTGTAATCTGTACTTCTTACATAAATAGTTCCGCTTTTGGTTATTTTTAAAATTTTTTCTTTTGTCTGTCTATCGCCACTAATTGAATAATATTCTATAGTAACTTCATCACCGACTTTCAATGTCGCTGCATATTCTTCTAAAGTCATATATTTACTTTCCACTTTTACACCTCTTGTATTCTTCCCATTCGGCAGGCGGTAAGTCATCCGTGATATCTTTAGCTGCCCATTTTAGAAATTTTTCAACAGATATCACTGGATATTTTGACCCAAAACCGACTTTAGGGCTATCGTACTGAATAGTGTCCTCAAATGGCGATATAGAGAGTATCTGCCTATCATTGATATAGCTGCCGCCCAATGTGTGTACAACTCTAGGGCGTTTAGCTCTATATACTCTGCCTGCTTTTAAATCTTCTATCTTCATTTTTCCTCGCTCCAATCTTTCGCACACTCGGCGCAAAGCACTGTTTCTTCGGTTAAAACTGTTGCTTCATCATCATAAACCTGTGTCCCACAGTTTGAACAATACAGCCACCAGCCATGACTTAAAAGTTCTTTTGCTGGTATTCTTTTACTATCTCCATATTTATCAGCCCACGGAACGCGAGAAACCCGCATTTCTGTAAATTCTCTAT